GGGAAGAATTTCTCCGGCATGAAGAAGAAGAACCCGAAGTGGTTGAGCTTCCTCCGAATGTGCAAAATTTGCAGATCAAGATGGAACGCTTGCGTGGAGAGATTGCCAATCTGCAAGCCCAGTTTGAAAATGTGCGGGAGGAACTAGACACCCGCGTTGCTGCTTTTAATTGGTACAACGACCAAGTGCAGGAAGCTTTGACGCTAGAGTGAATGAACGTGAGTTATTAGAAGTGGCTAATCAAATCACTACCCATGAGGCCGTTTGTGCGGAACGATGGTTAGAGATATTGAATCGAGTAAAACGCTTAGAGATGTTTATCTTAGCGACTTTGGTTACATTAGTCGCAGGCATGGGTAGTTACTTATTTACTAATGTAGCAGGCTAATGATATGCCCCTGGCGCGGTATCAATTTAATCCAGGCATCAATCGAGAAGGCACGGCACTAACTGCAGAAGGCGGTTGGTACGACGGTAATCTTGTCCGTTTTCGGAAGGGCTTCCCAGAGAAGATTGGGGGCTGGGAAAAAGACACATCAACGGCATATCTGGGTACTGGCCGGTTACTGCATGGATGGGTCAACTTAGCCGGTACTACGCTTTTAGGGCTCGGTACGCGGTACAAGCTCTATATCCAGCAGGGTACGAACTTTAATGACATTACCCCAATTCGCACGACTACCGCGGCGGGTGCGGTTACCTTTGGAGCCACCGACGGGTCTTCCACTATTACAGCAACCAATACGTCACACGGTGCTGTAGAAGGAGACTTTGTTACTTTTTCAGACGCAGCAAGTCTCGGCGGGTTGATTACAGCGGATGTGCTCAATCAGGAATATCAAATTGCCACGGTTCCTACGGCAAATACTTATACTTTTGCTGCTAAAGACACATCAGGGGATGAAGTTACTGCCAATAGCAGTGACTCTGGTAATGGGGGGTCAAGTACGGTAGGTGCCTATCAGATCAACTGCGGTTTGGATGTATACGTCTCCAGTTCAGGTTGGGGTGCAGGTACTTGGGGTGCTGGTGGTTGGGGGGAGGCTAAATCCCTCTCAGACTCTAATCAGTTGCGTTTATGGACCTTGGATAATTTTGGTGAGGATTTGGTGGCCTGTCCTCGTGCAGGGGGTCTTTACTATTGGGACAACACGGATGGTGTGACTACTCGGGCTGTGGCGTTTTCTGATTTAACCAATGCCAATCTGGCACCCACCAAAGGATTACAGGTTATTGTCTCGGACGTAGATCGTCATATCTTAGTGTTGGGCGCTGACCCCATTTCAGGTACCTCTCGTACCGGATCTATAGATCCATTGCTTATTGCTTGGTGTGATCAGGAAAATGTTCTGGAGTGGGAACCCAAGGCCGTTAATACAGCCGGATCGCTCCGAGCTTCTGCGGGTTCTGAAATCATTGGAGGCCTCCGAGCTCGGCAAGAAACGCTTATTTGGACAGACACGGCGCTTTACAGTTTACAGTTTGTAGGAAGCCCCTTTACTTTTGGTTTAACCCTTATTAATGAAGGGGTCAGCTTGGTAGGGCCGAATGCGGCGATCAATACGCCTTCGGGCATTTACTGGATGGACCGCAAGGGCTTCTATCGTTACACCGGCTCCGTTGAACCTGTGCCATCTAGTGTACATAGCTATGTGTTTGACAATTTTAATGAAGGTCAGGCTTATCAATTCTTTGGGTTCTTGAACAAGCAGTTTGATGAAGTGGGTTGGTTCTATTGTTCCAGTTCAGCCACGGTGATTGATCGTTACGTTACGTATAACTATGTGGAAAACAATTGGTCGATAGGTCAACTGAGCCGCACGGCTTGGCTTGATGAAGGCATTGTGTCGTACCCACGATCCGCGGGGGCGTCTGGTAGTTCTTATTATGTGTATCAGCAAGAAACGGGCAATGATGCTGACGGCTCTCCCATGGACAACGTATATCTGGAGTCAGGGGACTTTGATCTTGATGAAGGCGAAGAAGTTCAGTTTGTTCGTCGTATGATTCCTGATGTTAAGTTCACTGGGGATGGTGGGTCGGATCAGGCCGTCAATGTGGTACTGAAGACGCGTAATTATCCTGCGGAGTCGTTGACTACGGAGAGTACTAACGCCTTTACTGCTTCTACCACCGTCGTGGATATGAGAGCTCGGGCTCGTCAAGCCGTGTTGCGGTTTGAATCCGATGATGATGCATCGAGCGAGGTGCGCTTAGGCGTTGGTTTCCGTATTGGTGCCACACGTCTTGATATTCAAGCTAATGGAAGGCGCTGATGGCACGGTTATTAGATGGCCGCTTGCCTTTGGCCATGGGCAAAGAGGTCACGGGCGATGTCTATAACCGTACGGTACGGATTTTAGAGCTCAATCTAGGACGTTTTGACCCTAATTCCACCCCTTCTTTCATTGTGTCCACGCGGGATGAGCTTAAATTTAACGCGGGGGACGTGATTTGGAATCTGGATGAAAGTGTCCTGCAGGTATGGCTTGGGGACTCTTGGGAAAATCTTTCGACCCCTGATACAGCAGGCGTGAGTGGCACCGGCACGTTGGGTTCACTACAAGTCACCACGAATGGGTCCATTTCGGTAGATATTTTATGAGATATTTTTCTTTAGATGAGTTTGATTGCCAACATACGGGCAACAATGAGATGGATGAAGGGTTTTTGAACCTTTTGGATGACTTACGAGAGGCGTGTGACTTCCCCTTTGTCATTACCTCGGGTTATCGGGATCTAACACATCCTATTGAGGCCCGAAAGACACGTCCTGGCGCTCATACCTATGGTAAAGCCGCTGACATACGTGCCCGCGGGGATAAAGCCCTGTTAATCGTGCAGAAAGCGCTTGAGCTTGGCTTTACAGGGATCGGTGTGTCGCAGAAAGGGGCGCATGGATCTCGCTTTATTCATGTAGACAACATAACCACAGAAGAATATGCCGGGGGCAATCGTCCCTGGATTTGGAGCTACTGATGCCTTACGAATACCGCTGTACTTTGCGTCGAATTGTGGACGCAGACACCTTGGATTGTGATATTGACTTAGGCTTCGGCGTTATTTACGCCAAGCAGCGCATCCGTTTTGAGGGAATCGACACGCCTGAGAGTCGGACACGAAACAAAGCAGAGAAGGCGCTCGGGTTGGCCGCGAAGGCGCGAACCAAAGAATTGGTACCAAAGAAATTTGTCATGCAGACCATCAAGGATGACAAAGGTAAATTTGGACGAATCTTGGGCCGTCCTTTTACAGAGGATGGGCAGGACGTGTGTCAACTTCTGATTCAGGAGGGACACGCACGAGAGTACTATGGTGGGACGAAAGTCCCTTGGATAGAGGAAGAATAATGGATTTTGATATTGTAGCGATTCTTATGTACGCAACAGCAGCCGTCACAGCGTGCTCTGCCATTGCGGCAGTGACCCCCACGCCGAAAGATGACCAAGCCGTTGCCTGGGCATACAAAATTATAGACATGATTGCTCTTAATTTTGGTAAGGCCAAAGATAAAGGTGACGATGCGGCTCTGTAATGGGTTTAAAAATTTCGGCGGTACTGGGCTTATTGCTCATAGCGTCGTTAGGAGCGTTCAAGCTCTATTACGATAAGAGTGAGGCTGAGAAAGAGGCCATGGCCGTTGCTTTACAGCAGGCGATGAATAATCAATTGCTGCTAGAAAACACCATCAAAGATCAGAATCAACAGATGGAAGAGCAGCTTGCCCGTGAGCAGAAGAGTCAGGCACGCATCACTCAACTATCCACGGCTAACTCGGAAGCGATGGAGGAGGTCACGGAACTCCGTGGCAAATTTGCCCGTCACGATCTCAATATGTTGAGCATGACTAAGCCTGGGTTGTTGGAAAAGATGGTCAACCGTGGCACGGTCAGGGTCTTTGAGGAATTAGAGACGCTGACACAACCGGATCAATTTGATGAAGATACTGACGACGATTCTCCTGATCCTAGTTAGCGGTTGTTCTTTTATGGGTGGGTCGCGCTTCACGCCGCCCGAAGTTAAACCCGTTGAAGTGGTTACGATCCAGAAGCCTGCCCCGCTGTACCATCCGCCACTGCCTAATCGCATTAGCCCTGTGCCGGTTGAGTGGAAGATCTTGACGCCGGACACCATGGAGGAGTACATAGCTGATTTGAAAGAGGGGGAAGCCCCTCCCCAGGCCTGGTACAGCCTCACCGGGAAGGGCTATGAAAATTTATCCACCAACATGGCGGAGATCAAACGGTACATTCGGCAGGTGTTATCGATCATTGAGTACTACCACGAGAGCGATCCGTCTAAGGTAGATGATGAATGATTTTGTCACCATTATTAATGAGGTTGGGGTACCGGTAGCGGGTCTTCTTGGGCTGGGGTGGTTGCTATGGCAGCTTCTTGGCAAGATCATGAACACCCTTGAACAGAAAGTTGATGCCATTGACGACAGCATCAATCTTAAGATGGACAACATGGAACATCGGCTGATGACCCAGCTAGAGATGCAGCACGGCATCATCATCAGTCTGATTGATCGGGTGCGAGCCGTGGATAATCAGACGATTCGCCAAGACGTACTTTTGAAAACCCTGCTGGGAGTCCCTAATCTGATTGATCACGAAAAGATTGCTAAGGCAGATCGGGATGATCAACGTAAGGATTAATAAGCGCGTTGCTCAAGTTCTTGTCATTGGCAGCTTGTATTATTTGGCTTTTGGAACGACACAAGGGGTCTGGCCTTCGGAATTAGTCCATGGCTTTGGCAACCCTAGCTTCAGTGGTGTCAATCAGTCGGCTCACTATCTCACCATCGATGAGCAGGAGCGGTCACGCGCTGAGAAGATTGCGTCAGACCTTCAGGATGAACTGGATGAGATTGCACGAGAAGCAGACAACACGGTTCTTGCGCGGTTTGTGCGTAACCTTGAGTCCCGTATCTATTCCACGTTAGCTAAAGACCTTAGTGAATCGCTATTTAATTACGACGGCATCCCTTCGGCAGAGAATCCCATCGTTGGGGAGATTAATCTTGAGGGCAACATCCTCCGATGGATCAACGATGGCACCACGATCACGCTAATTATCGAAGAATGGTTCGATGGTGAGCTTATCGCCATGACCGAGATTGTGATTCCGGTGGGTGACTTCGGTGGCTGCTGGACTGAGTGTGATGGATGAAAGTCTTACTGCTTATCGCTGGAGCTTTATTGCTTAACGGTTGTGCTGCCATTGTGGGCGCAGGTTCGGGTTTAGCTAAACAGCCCAAGGGACCGGAGATTGTCCCAAGTTCGGCCCACCAACTACTTAACTTACCGCCGCCTAATACTAAGGCTGTCGTGGCTGTGTACAACTTCACCGATAAAACAGGGCAGCGTAAAACCGTCGATAACATCGCCTCGTTCAGTACGGCGGTAACGCAAGGATCGGACGACATTCTGATTGAGGCGTTACGGGACGCGGGCCGTGGTAACTGGTTCGCAGTAGTGGAGCGGGCTGGGTTGGATGGGCTAACCCGAGAGCGTCAGCTCATCAAGAATACGCGGGATATGTACGAGGGTGAAGGGGCCAACAGACTGAAGCCGCTGCTCTATGCCGGATTGATCCTAGAAGGGGGTATCATTGCCTACGACACCAACCTTCGGACAGGAGGCGCAGGAGGAAGGACGCTGGGTATTGGTATGAAACACCAGTACCGGGAAGATAAAGTGACCGTGGTACTTCGTGCAATTCTTGTGCAAACGGGCGAAGTTCTT